TCATCCCTCCACATCTACCGTCACACCCGACCGCAGCTCCACCTCAATCTGCTCCTCCCAGATCACCACCTTCGCCACAAGACGCCGTACCAAAGCCTCATCAAAGTCCACCAACTCCCCCGGCTGATGACGCAGAAAATCCTGTAGTTCCGTGATCCGCCGGATCGTCTCATCCCGCAGAACCACATCTTTCTGCGACTGCTCTTTCAGCTCTCTCAGCCGGATGATCTCGTCCACGATCCCGTCGTAATCCTTCTGCTGATGGGCCTTGTCGACCAGTTCCTGCTGAAGCTTCTCCATCCGGCTGTCGATATCCTCCGTGCTTGCCGCCGTGGATTCCTTTACCACATCCATGATGTTTTTCTGCAGTGCAGTGATCATCTTATCCTTGTTCCCGAGCAGCTGATTCAGTGCCTGTGTGACCGCTCCGTGCAGATTCACCTCGTTCACCGTCCGCGAATGGCAGGACACCCCGGAATTCTCCAGCCGGCTCACGCAGCGCCAGACAATGGACTTGCATCCGCGGTTGTTCCAGTGAATTCTCCGGTAAATCTCCCCGCATTCGCCGCAGTAAACGATCTGCGACAGGCAGTTGTTGGAACTGAATCCGTAGTTTCGTTCGCTTTTCGGCGTGGAATGGATCAGTTTCCGGCGCACCAGTTCGTCCTGCACCAGCATGAACAAATCTTTCGGAATGATCGCTTCGTGATTGCCTTCCACATAATACTGCTGAACCGCACCGTTGTTTTTCACCCGTTTCTTTGAGAGATAATCAACCGTGTATGTTTTCTGCAGTAACGCATCCCCGATGTACTTCTCGTTCCGCAGGATCTTGTTCACCGTACTGCTGTGCCAACGTGTCCCGCCTGCACCGGTGAGGATTCCGTCCCTCTCAAGACCCTTGCAGATCTGCCCGATACTGCGCCCTTCAAGGTATTCCCGGTAGATCCGCTTGACCACCTCCGCCCTTCCGGATCAATGACCAGATTCCCGTCCGGTCCCTTCGTATATCCGAGAAACCGCTTGGTGTTGACGTTCACCTTGCCGTTCTGGTAGCGGAACTGCAGTCCGAGACGCACGTTCTGCGAGAGGGACTGGCTCTCCTGCTGGGCAAGGGAAGCCATGATCGTCAGCAAAACTTCCCCCGAAGCATCCATCGTGTTGATGTTCTCCTTCTCGAACACCACGGGGATGTTTTTCTCTTTCAGCTTGCGTATGTAGTTCAGACAGTCAATGGTATTCCGCGCAAACCGGCTGATGGACTTTGTGATGACCATGTCGATTTTGCCCGCCATGCACTCGTCGATCATGCGGTTGAACTCGGTTCGCTTGACTGTATTTGTGCCGGAAATCCCGTCATCCGCGAATATTCCCGCCAGAACCCAGTCCGGATTTTTGCTGATGTATTCGGTGTAATGCGCAATCTGCGCTTCATAACTGAGTGCCTGCTCATCGCTGTCAGTACTGACTCTGCAGTACGCTGCGACCCGGAGCTTCGGCGGTTCGTTGGCTGTAAGATTGTTCCCGACCTGCCGTCTGGCGGGAATGACTGTAATGCTTGCCATATCAAATCTCGCTTTCTATCAAAGTGTAAAGGTATTCCGCCTGTTCTGCGGGATTGTCGTAATGCTCTGCTGCTTTTCGCATTTCAAATTCCGTTGGGACTTCAAGAACGGGAATTTCGGAAACAAAGTGATCCCGTCCGAGAGCCTTTGCACGTTTCTTTCGCTCTTTCTGTGCCATCTTGAAGGTTGCTTCATCAATGATCGAAGGGTAGAAATCATTCCCGAGGTATTTGCGGTTCGCAAGCATTAAGCCGGCCGTTGCATGGTAAGTTTCGATTCCGGCTTCTTTTGCGGCAGTCACCAGTGTCATGCCGGACAGATAGTTCCGGAAAAAATCCCGTACCTGTTCTGCAGCAACTTCATCGATCACCGCTCTGCCATTTTCGATTCTGTATCCAAGTGGAATATGACTCATATTATCGCAACCTTTCTCTCAGTGTAAGTCCGCATTTCAGCTCAAATCCGACCTCATCCCGCCTGAAAACCACAATCCGGTTCACGAATCTCTCAAACAATTCTTCATCAAACTCGGTCAGCATATCGGCACCTTCCGTGAATTTCAGCAGATCCGCCGTCTCACTGATCAACGACGATTTTCCTGCCGCCTGAGTCAGCACGGTAATTTCACTGCGATACTCCTGTGCCTGCGTCATCAGTTCGTTGATCTCTTTGTTGTAAACAACCTGATCGATGTATCCCTGTGACCGGATTTTCGATAATGTCTCACGCTGTTCGGTGTTTCTGTAAAGCAGTTCATGCAGTTCCTGAATCCGCTTTGCCTTCGGATCATCGGGAGAATTCCGCAGACCCGTTAGATATGATTTCAGGATCACATTGTGAGCGAAGATCAGCTTGTTCATCATGGTCGCAAAGGCAAGCCGAAGTGCATCGTCCCGGATGTACAGCATGGAGCATTTGTCCTTGTCCGTCAGATGGGTACTGCAGCACCACGCCGGATATTTGAAATCCCTGTTTTTGTGATGCCTCCGCTTGAATGTGCCCCCACACTCTCCACAGATGATTTTACCCGAAAAAGCATATCGGTTCTGGTACTTGCCGGAGCCTTTTTCTATCCTTATTTCTTTGGAATGCTGTGCAATAATCTCTGCGGCAGCATCGAAATCCTCACGGCTGACGATTGCCTCATGGTGATCCGGAATGATGTACTGATCCTTCTCGCCGTGATTGCTGTGGCGGTTGAAATCGTCATCCGTGTAGGTTTTCTGCAGAAGTGCATCTCCGGTATATCGTTCGTTGGACAGAATCCCTTTCACCGAACTGTCCGACCAAAGTCCACCCCGTGCGGAAGGAATACCAAGTTCGTTCAGCTTTTTTGCAATACGGTACGAACCGTTGCCCGTCAGCGCTTCCGCAAAAATCATCCGTACCACTTCAGCTTGTTCCGGATGGATAACCAGATCTTCACCGTTCCAGACATACCCGTAAGGGGCACTGCTTGTTTTGTAAGTCCCGTTCTGAAACCGCTTCTGGGCAGACCATGTCACGTTCTGCGCCAGGGATTTGGATTCGTTCTCGGCAAGCGTACTGTACAGTGTGAGATACAGCTCACTACCCATAGCGGCAGTGCTGATTTCTTCCTTCTCAAAGTAAACAGGAACATTCAGAGAAAGCAGTTTCCGAACCATCTGCAGGCATTCGGTCGTGTTCCGGCTGAACCGGCTGATGGATTTTGTGACAATGAAGTCAATCTTCCTCTCTTCACAGTCAGCCAGAAGCTGAAGCAGAGCATCCCGGTTTGCCATCTTTGTCCCACTCAGACCTTCGTCGTAGTACAGCCCCACATACTCCCAGTTCGAATGGTCGTTGATATACTTCTCATAATGCGCCATCTGTGTCTCCAGACTTTCCAGCTGTGCTTCGGAATCCGTGGACACCCGGCAGTAGGCAGCAACACGGAGTTTTTTGCGATTGCTCCGGCTGTTTGCCTGAATCGCCGTAACCTTCGGCATAACGATACCTCCCCTCATCAGTCATACATATTACCTCTGTAGTGCAATATTATCAAGTCAGTTTCGTCATAATTCTGCCGAGTAAAGGGTAGAAAGATTCGCGGTTTTTCGCCGTGATTTTGTTGAATTCATCCTTTGTGATGAGTCCCGCTTCAAGAAGCCGTTTCGTGATCTGCTGTGCGAGGACATAGTTGTATTCGTTCTGCATCTGTTCCTCGGGTGACGGGGAAGGGGCGGTTGTTTCTTTTTCGGTGTGCATATGAAACCTCCTGATATTTGTTCACAGCACACTGGAGGTTGGAGGACGGAATGGTCCGCAATTTTTGCAAAAAAATAAAGCCCACCGGAGAAAAATTCCGATGAGCTTCATTATAACTATTCAGTTTTGAGTCAGATCATGATACCGCTTCAGCATCACGCAGAACTGCTCTCTGGTAATCGGACTGCGTAGCATGAGATCACCTTGATCATTGCCTTTCAGGAGATCATTCTCAATCGCCCAGCAGATCGCATCCATAGCCCAGTCCGCAGGCATATTATCGCAGGTTCGGGATACAAGCTGCTTCCTTACATCCTCCCGGAATGTATCCATGCTCTTCCCGAACTTCGGGAACCAGTGCATCACATCCGCGTGGTTGGACGCAATTCCTCTCGCGTACCCTTCGCTGTGGCAGATGATGTCCTGCTCCGTCAGGCCATGGAGTTGGCAGAGATATACACACAGTTCCACAGCTTCACGGTACACCTTGGCGAAATAAGCTTTGTCAGTCAGATCGTCTTCGCAGATCTCGAAACCGATGTACCCCATGAAGTTTGCATTTCCTGCAGAGCCCTGACCGCTGTGCCATCCGACCATGTCCCACGGAAGGGTCTGGTATGTACCTACGGAACTGTCCGGAAGCTTGCCGATAAAAGCATGAACACAGACCTGCCTGCCGCCCGGACGAAGCTGATTCCAGTAGTTCAGGTAAGAGGACACACTTGTGTTGTTGCAGCCCGTGGAATGCACCATGATCCCCAGAACCTTCTGCCGGTTGCCGACGATGTAGCATTCATTCCGGATCAGATACTGCTTATTCAGTTTCATCTTTCTTATCCTCGGCTTTCTCGGTTTTCGATTTCTTGTGAAGGAGCGCCAGAACCTGCTTCAGCTTTTCCGGTACCGGAAGGCCCAGGTGTACTGCGTTTTCCAGAATGGAAATACCCTCATTGGAAATGTAAAAGAAGGTAATTGCAGTCCTGAGCGCATAGCTGTCGCCGAGGATGTAACTGTCCAGAAGACTGCCCAGTCCGACCATGAGGAAGATCAGAACCTTCTGACTGATTCCCTTGAAACCGATTTCAGAAGAAAGATCATGGTCATAAATGGCGCACATGACGCCTGTGATGTAGTCGATCACGACGAAAACAAGGAGAACATGGAGAAAACCGTCCACGCCTCCAAGGAACCAGCCGAAGAATCCGCCGATTGCCGTGAATGCCATCTGAATGCTGTTCCAGATTTCTTTCATGAGTTTATACCTCCGTGAATTTGATGTTTTGTAATGCTCAGTGAGCATCAGGATTCTTCAATGAAATTGATGAAGGGTTCAAGATAGCCGATATCATTGACGGAAAGTTTGATGCCTTCAGTGATAGGAATATCAATAACATCAATCACCGGTTCAACTTCCAGATCGAGAAGCTCATCCAGTTCCGCGATGGCTTTCTGCTCGTTGTCCCCTTCAAAAGTATAGTTGCCGCTTTCATCCGCAGTGCCGTATTTCTCCAGAATCTTGATCCGCTGTTCGCCGAAGAAGTCCGCTTCCCGCTGGAGTTCGGCGATGTTTTTCTTTAAGCGATACGCCAGTTTGAGACTGATATCCTCCGCAGCCAGTTTCGACAGCGCGGGAATGGCGAGAATGATGGTTTTGAGTGTTACTTTCATGTTTACTCCATTTCAGGCGATGAGGCCGTATTTGTTTTTAAGAATCCCCACCAGATTGTTCAGCACATAGAGATAGTTCGACGATGTCGCACTGCTGTAACTCATGTTGTTGGACGAGGTGGAGAGGGTTTGCTTGATGATGGGAGTCGTGCCGAAGAAGCCGAGTTTGGATGACTTGGTGCTTCCGATGGACACCGTGTTCGCTCCGAGATAGGCATAATGCCAGTAGTAGGATGCCGTTCCGAGGTAACAGGGATAAGTTGTGGATGTGCTGTACGGACGAAGTTCACGGGATGTATTGCAGAGGATATAGTAAGCCGCACTGCCGCCCATCGTCACCTGACTTCCGGCGAAATTGGCACCGCTTGAAGAGGCGGACGGATCGAACTTCGTGCCGTTGATGTACAGATTTGTGACGTAGGCATACTGCCACGGATAGGTGGAGTTGCCGAGATAATAACCGGTACTTGCGGCTGGAATGAACTGCTTGGATGCGTTCATCGAAGCGTAAATCGTACTGGAATATGCGATTTTGCTTGTGTCCACGGTCGATGGAGTGAACTTTGTGCCGTTCAGATACAGTTCAGTGATGTAGGCTTTCTTCCAAGGATAAGAGGAAGAGCCAAGCGTGAAATCATACGCCGTGGTACTCGGCAGAAAAGCGTAAGAAGAATTCAGTTCGGCATAGTTGGTCGAAGTTCCGGCGTATAGCTTTGAGATTTTGCTGTACCCTCCGATCGCCGTGCCGTTCACGCAAAGAGACGATCCGCTTGCCGAGAGGTAGCAGGATGTCCCGAGATACAGCTTTTTGATGAATCCTTCCGAAAAGGGATAGGACGTTGAACCGCAGGTACCGGTCGAGCCTTTGCAGGAAATATTGTTCACATATAGCGTCCCGAAACCGTAGTTCACGTTGCCGAGGTCCCAGAAGTTGTCCGCATTCGGGCGAAAACTCTGGTTTCCGATGTCCATCACGAGCATGGACGTACTGCCTGCGCTGAACTGCATGAACTGGATAGTGTCGGCGAAAATCTTGAGATACTTGTAATTCCATGTTCCGTCCCCGCCGATGTACAGCGTTTCCGTGCCGGATGAGGTAATCGCCACATTGACGGTCGAACCGGCGTACATACGTGAAACTTTCAGGGTGGAAGCGTCAATCCGGTCAGCGGAGATCGTGCCGGTTGTGATGTTGGAGCCGTTGATCGTGGTGCTTCCGGCAGTTTTCAGTGAGGTGATCGTGACATAACCGGAGAGGTCGATCTTATCGGCAACAAGGCTAACCGCACGGTCGGTCATCGTGAAGTTGGATGCGGATGTACCGCTTGCGATGAGCCAGTTCACCTTGTCGGCAGTCTGTGAAACCGTAGAAATCGATCCTTCCGCATTCTCCACACGGGTGGTGATGGAGGTCAGGCTTTGAGAGATGGTTGAGATGGAGCCTTCGGTATTCTCGATTCGGGTGTTGAATCCGTTCACCGTCAGGGACAGATCTGCCAGATTGCCTTCCACAGATTCGATTCTGGTGCTGAACCCGCCCACGGTAAGTGACAAATCCGCCACAGCACCTTCGGCATTGGTGATGCGTGTCTCGAATCCTCCAAGCGTCAGTGAAAGTTCCGATATCGCGCCTTCCGCATTGGCGATACGCAGATCGAACCCGGATACCGTCTGCCGCAGTTCGGACATATCGCCCTCAACCGTTTCAATGGTCGAGCGCAGTTCACCATCCGCCGCACGGAATTCCTGCTTGATCCGGTCAAGCTGCGTTGCCGTGGACGCCATCAGGTTCGGGACATAATCCCCGACTTCAATCTGCACGGTGTAGCGATAAAACGGATTGTATGTAATGCTGACGATGCGGGTATCGACGTTGATTCCCATCGGCGTGTAGGTGATATTCACCTCATCCCCCGCCTGCAGATCAGCCATCTTGAACAGCGAAATGGAGTAGGAGGCAATGTTCTCACGGGAATCGATGGTAACGGACAGATTAGTCACGTTTTCGCCGTCCATCAGGACTTTACGGGTAGTACTGCCGCGATGCTTGCGGAGGTTGATCTTGTAACCGTCGTACTCGACTTCACATCCGCAGGCATCGATAAACCGCATGAGTGCATTCCGGCGGTTGAGTGTGCCTTCGGTGAAGTAGCATTCGATCCGACCGGTTGCCTCGCAGACGCCGATGGAGAATGGGGTGTCGTCAAGAAGTTCATGCAGTCCTTCCAACGGCGTTCCTTCAAAAACGAAGGTAATGAAGTTGTACTGTTCGTCGTTCAGCAGATAGGAGATGTGTTCGCATTCTGCTGTGGTTACGGGGAAGCCGTCTGTGATCTGTTTGGATATGCGGACAATGTTGTAATACTGACCGTCAAGCTCGGCAATCATGCCAGGCGTGAGGGAAGTGGAGCGGGATGTTAGTGTAGAAAAGGCAAGAGTGCGTTCGCCGGATAATCTATCCGTTATAGATGCGGACAGTACACGTGGAATAACAAAAGACATAACATTATTCTGCGTATAGATACGTATGTTTATTGGATTCACCTCCTTTCCAATATTGACAAAAAGGCAGATTTTGTATATAATTTGTACAGAATATGTTGTGAATAAGGATGTATCAAA